TAATTTGAAACGTGCTTTATTTATAGAGGTAATACTAGATTCAGAGATCCATGATGGTGGAAATGGATTGAATATAATATTAGCACGTGATGATAACATAGCACAATATGCATTTCGAATTAAGAAATGACATACTGCAGGTTGCGCCCTCCATAGGCTAGATATATAATTATCTTGTATATCTACAGGCTTAATTATTGTTTTTGTATTAGCTTTTTTCAACTGATTTTTTGTATTACTATCAGTAGCAGCCATTTTGAAAATATCTTGGAAATATCTTGGAAATATATTCGACAGTAATAAAATATAATAAAAAATATTACAAATAAAATAAAATCAATTTTTTAATATCCTCTAGTATCTGTAAGTTTCAAGCTTCAAGGCTTCAGGCTTCAGGCTTCAGGCTTCAGGCTTCAGGCTTCAGGCTTCAGGCTTCAGGCTTCATTCTGATAATACAGCTTCCAGACACGTAATGAATCTTTCCGACCATATCGATGAGCCCGACCAACTACTTGCATTTCAATATCAGACTGCATCTTATGTAATATGATAATATCACTAGTATTCTCTAAGTTGAGCCCACTTCCAAAATATTTAGAATTTATCAACAACACGTTTATTTTATCATCCTGTTGGCGATATGTTTGCACCGTATTAGTAATACTAGCCCCAGTGCCGCGAATTCGAGCATAAGTCAAACCATATTTATCTAAGATGTTAGTAATCTTGCTATTTAATGTGCTTTCATATTCCGTGAAAATAAGATATTTCTTAACTGGATTATCTATGTTGAGCGCGAAAATCTTATCCATATTTTCATATTTACTGTATTCGGGTGCTCCTAGACGTAGTTCTTCTAGACGTGCATTATATGTATCGCCTTTTCCAGTAGCAGCCGCAGATTTATTTTTCTTAGTTTCTGTATCTACCGAGTGTGCACTTACAATTTCCTCCTTAGTCTTATCACTAATAACTAGCAAATTCTTCATTACTAGTTCAGATTTGCACATAGGGCAAACCTCCTTAGAACTAAGTGCGGCGGCAATACAATTCAAGCAAAACTTATTACTGCAACAAGGTGTAATAGCCGGATTTGTAAAATCATCATAACAAATGGGGCAATTTTCAACTTCCTTAACCCGTTCCTCAATGCACGCGATTTTGCGCTTTAAATCAGCAATTGCGGTTCGTTTATTGATAATACTAATTGATTCATTGTCAGGAACGTATTTTGGATTTTCTATTGCCACACGCAACTCATATTCTTTGACTTTGAGATCATCTTGATATTTACGGGTGACTATTTCAATGACATTGGACTCATCACCTACAGCAACATCAAGTTTAGTGATAACCCCAGCAATATCACCTGCATTAAGCATTTGCAATACATCATGAGATACTACACCTTGTAATACCAGGATATTAGCATTATCTTTGCTTATGACTATGATTGTTTTCAATTCGGGTAGAGTCATTGATGCTTCTATATATTCCGGATGGTTGATTAAGTAAATCTTGTAATTTTCACTTACATTTTCAAATAATTCCTTAATCATTTTCATAATAAAACCGGTAGAATTAACTGTCCTTTCTCTAGAATTGTAAAAATATCCAGTAGGATGGTGAATTTGTTTCCAAATATAACCACTAGAAGTCATCATACTTTGGATACTGCTAGTAATAAGCCACGTAAATCCGCGACAGACTTCTACCATTCGATGTCCTTTGATAGCATTACACTCATCTATAATCAAACGATTCACAGTATATTTATCACGGTTCAAGTACAATGCGAATAGGTTCCAGAATGTTGCACTAACTAGAATGACATCATTTGCTTCAGTTGCACGTTTATCTAGATGTCCAAAAGTTTCTGTAAATGCTTTCAGAGAATCAGACAATAAATTAACAGAGTTTTGTTCAAAAGCCTGATGTAAGCGTTGTATATCGGTAACCTTGATAGCACCTGCCGTGAGCTCATTATTTTTAATTTGCTTGGCGATTGTATCAACTTGGACGTTTAATTTATTAATTTCTTCTATTATTTCATTATATTTTTTCTCGTCAGCGTTACGTTCAGGAGAACCCATTTTTTTAGAATGCATATTAGCAATTTTAGATTGCATATTAGCAAATGAAGCATAAGAATCCTTTCTTAATTGAATTATTTTAGAATTAAGTTGCTTCTTTTCTTTTTCTAATTCTCGATTACCTGTTTTTTTGCTAGTAGATTTGCATATTGCTTGTGGTTGTGGCTCTAGCTCTTGTTGTATTTTCTCGGCTTGAATAGCTTCTACTTCGGCTTTGCTGCGTTTAGTAATTACGCCTTTCTTTTTAGCAGTAGTTATATCAGTTGAAGCAACCTGTTTTTTTTTAGCAGATGTCTTTTTAGATAACGCCGTTTTTTTAATAACTTTGTATTCTTCTGATGCTTCTACTGCAGCTTTCGCTTCCATATCTGCTTCCGCATCTACTTCTACATCTGCTTCTAAATCTTCATCACCATCATCTGGTCTAACTATTTCATCATCTTCTTTTGCAATCATTGAGAATTCCTTTCCTTTAAAACCACATCTAGCATCTGCTAGACCAAAAACATCTTTCGCTTTTTGAATTGTATAGAATTTCAAACCACTACCTTCTAGATAGGTTTTCCATTGTCCTACTAGACTATGGGGTACTACTAATATATTGGTATTTAGCCTGTTGAGTTCATTAGTCTTAATTTCATTACACCCCCAAGTCGCACTACGAAATGGCAATTGCTTAATATGGAAATGCTTTGCTTCATTTAATAGTGCCATAACACAATAGGATTTCCCAGCACCTACTTTATCACTCAAGACACCTACATTAGTATAATGTGATGTTATTAGTTCTAGGGAAGTATCTTCCTGTTCGGGATGTTTTACAATACGTTTTACATTGAATAACATTTTTTCCAATTCTAACATATAATATAACGTCGTAAGTTGATGATTTTTAAGAATATATTTACCCATTGGCTTAGTAGGAATAAAAGACTTAGAACTATCTAGATAATAAATATTATTATATGCGACTCTATCAGCAATGGGATTTATTTCATCAAATGTAAATAATACATTATGTTTTTTAGTTAAATCAGTTTCTAGCACAATCTCTGCGCGGTCCTCAGTAATATTGATTATATCATCTAGAGATGCCATTATACAAATATCTGTTAATGATACTGGTATATTTAAATTCTAAAAATCAATTTTTTGTTTTTTAATACGTATCCTTTAACCGGGTTTTTAACGCAAAAACCCAAATAACTATTTAAGGAATAATAAAAAAGGGGAAAAAGGCAAAACAGGCAAAACAGGCAAAAATGTGGTTATAGTGATTTATTATCACTGCTTAAATAATCGTATGTTTCTTTTATAAATCGCAATGCATTTATTATACCACGTGTGGGTGCGCTATTACCAGAAGTATTCATATTAGAAGATTGAACACTAGTTGAAGAACCGCTTTCGGAACTAGGAGGTGTTCTTACATATCTATTATTTCTACCAACTATATTTATAGGTTTTGATGAAAATATATTATTAGGCATATTATTGTGCGGGCTTGTTGCTATTATTGCGGGAATATCATCTTGAACTAAATCACTTAAATTAATTTGATTTGCACATTCTAGTTGTTTTTGTTGTTGATTTGTTTGTTTTGATTCTTCAGATAATCTAGATGATTTTAGACTAAATGTAAAACTTTTATCTATGGATGTATGCCGACGTTCTGGTTTAGGAGAATTAGTATTTATATTTAAATGATCACTGAATTTTAATCCACTGCTAGACGATGATGTTAATTTTATTATTTCTGTTTCCGCAGTAGTAGTATGTGGTGTGGTAGTATGTGGTGCGGTAGTAGTATGTGGTGTGGTAGTATTAAAATCAATTAAATCATAACATAATGGATTTTCTATTAATCGGTTTTCTTCCTCTAGAATTATATTATTAGAAAACCATTTATGACTAAAAAAATCATCCCAATCTACTCTTCCAGATTTATCGCGATTTAATAAATTACATAGCAGATTAAAACAATCATCGGAAATAAGAGTTCTATCTATCTTATCTAAATTAATTTTTTCAGTATTTACTTGATGAACTAAATGTTTTATATTCTTTGCAATGAATGGTGGTGTTCCAGTAATTAATTCATATAGAATAACACCTAGAGACCATAAATCGGATTTGGAATTATATTGTTGATGGTTAAGAAGTTCTGGAGACATATAGATTGGACTACCACAATAGGTAGAGAACAAATCTTCGTGTTCTGGTGGCGTATGTAATTCAGTTTCTAGATTGATATATCTAGCTAATCCAAAATCGGTAATTTTAATATGAATGGGACTAGTTAGTAAAATATTTTGTGGTTTCAAATCACGATGAACTATATTCCTAGTTCGTAAATATTGCAACGCATCTCTTAATTGCAACATATAATTTTGTATGTGTTTATGACTAAATGGTTTTTTGTTTTGAAATTTCTGCAAATCTCCATATTGACAATACTCCATAATTATGTATACAGATGTATTATGTGATAGTGGGTTCGGTTGTGGTTGTTGTGGGTGCGGTTGTGGTTGTGATGTATTTGATTCGTAAATTACATCTAGAACACGCACTATATTAGGATGGTCTAGAGCACGATGAATTTCTATTTCTCTTTTAATATAATTTTTTATAGGTTCCCCATTGAGTTTTATTTCTTTTATAGCAACAATATAATCACTATAAATATGTTTTCCTTTATGAATTGAAGCAAAGGCGCCTTTTGCGATATTGGTGTGGGTTATTTGATATTCACCAACCTGCTTCATTCTACTTTTCTAGAAGAACTTTTTATACAAATAAATATTTTACAGATAAAGGTGCAATAGATATTTAATGAATGTATATTCCTATTATTTATTATTTATATCCTAATTTTACAATTTTACAATTCTTATTTACATACAAATAATATCTAGATTTATTACAGATATACGCACCCCAACTTTGATAAATGGATGAAGGTAATTCAAAATCTACTATTGCTATAAAGGGTGGTGGATTATTTGGTAGTAGTAAGTCTTTTGGAGGTGTAATTAAAAAGACTAAAAGTAGTGAGTCTAGTTTAATAAAGAATTATGAATCTATGGAAAAAGCTACAAAAAATTATAATAAGTCATTCAAGGAACATTTGACAAATCTTAATAAATTAGATGACTATGCACAATTTTCTGGTATGAAAAATCTGTTTCAAAAAGTCATTATGAAGAAAGTAATCACTTCTGGGGCAAAGGTCGATACCAGTATGCCTCTATTATTCCGTAATTTTCATATTGAAAAAGAACCCACTCCAAGTGCATTTCGCCGGGAACATATTCTTAATCAAGTGCGATACATATTGGAAACTAGTTTTGCTGGTCGTGAACATATGCTAATTAAGTATATGTCTGTAGAAATAGGAAAATCCCAATTCATTCTTCATATTACTACTATTGAAAATATTAAAAAGAGCAAAAAACTAGACCATAATGGATATGTAATTGATGCTGGAGGAACTCGTGCAGCACTGAAAGATATTCTTAGCACAACTAAGAAAAATCTAAAACGTCGGACTGCATTGGTTGAAATTGGTCGTGGTAGCAGTTCTGCGCGGAGTTCTAAAAGAAAAAGAACAAAGAAAAATTACAGCACAAGTAGCACATCAAGCTTATTAAGAAGTAAAAAGTCATCTGGAAAATCTAATAAATCTAGAAGCCATTCTGGAATTGCAAATGAAGATGATTCTAGTATGGATGATCTAGATATCGGTAATAGTAAAGAATCAATAAAATCTTTAGCACGAACAAAGAAGGAGCCTTCCAATAAATTATCTAGTATGATTGATTTGAAATCTATGAAATTATCTAGCAAGCAATCTAAACCTAGTATATATAAACGTCCATCTGAAAAACGCCCGGCACCTGCAGCTGCACCTGCATTACCAGCACCAGGACACGCACCAGCTCAACCTCAACGCCCTGCAGGCATACCTTTAGCTCCTGGTGCAATGCCACCTGCACCACTAACTGGAGATTTTGCAGGTAAAAAACAAGAGATTCTTGGTGGACCAGCGCCCAGTGCGGTGTTTTCACCACTACCTGGTCAACAACCAGCACAACCACAATACCAACCAGCACAACCACAACAACAAAAATATAAACCGTGTAAAGAAAATACAGATGCAACTAGTTGCCAAGCTGACCCGACATGCTTTTGGAATGCTAGTAAACAATACTGTGGATACAATAAACAACAACAAGGATATGGGCCTGGAGCTGCACCAGGTGTGCCTAATCCATTTGGTGCTGCACCCGGAGCTGCGCAGCCAGGTATCGTATTCCCTGCACCTGCTGCAGCACCATTATCACCACCACCTATGATTGAAGCAATTTAATTAAAAATTATTTTATGTTTTGATTTTTATGGATTTTGTTTTGATTTTGTATTTTTATTAATATTAGGTATAGATAACTGCATATCAACAAGAGTTGAAGATATTTCATAATAGTATTCTATGGCAAATATTTATCCTTCTATACTATAGTATATGCAATAGGTATAATTCCTAGCTATGGAAACATATTTAAAACTAGCATCCGTACGAAACGATAAGACTTGTAATTGTATATCACCATTCTATATCAATGACATAACCGGAATAAATCCAAATACTGGGCGGGAATACAGCTCAGAAGATATAAATATTATAAAAACCGCGCTATACCGCATATCTGCAGCTAAAGGTTGTAATGTCACCACTTGCTGTGATCCTAATGACCCAACTGCTATGCCAGATGCAGCTTTTACTAAACAATTCACTCAGAAATATCCTAAAATTATGCCTATGTATGAGGGTTCACAATTAATTTCGATAAAGCTTTCTACAACTAAGGATGTTAAAGAATCCGGATGGCAAGACCCATTGCCTTATTTCATCTGTAAAATTACCAAAGCAACTATCCAGCCCACATCAGAACCTACCATCTTCCGAGCAGTTAATCTAGTAAATGATTGTTATAATGATTCCTGTAATTCAGCAGAGACTATAACTATAAATAATCTTTTACAGAATTCTAGTGCTGATATGAAATATACTACAGTTGATGATGCTAGAGTGACACAAGCTATTCTAGAGGGTAATATTTCATATGTTAAAGAATACGTGCGAAAATATAAACAAGTAGATATTCCTCTTACCAATGATGATTATCGAAACCGAATGATTCATCTAGCAGCCGGCGCAAAATATAATGATATTCTTACTATGCTAATTGCACTAAAAGCTAATTTAAAAATTCAGAATAAACTAGGAGAAACCCCTATTCATTTTGCAGTACGTGGCCGTAACCTAGATAATATTGCGACTTTATTAAGCCAAGGTGTAGACTTAACTATTCCCACCACAAAGGGTGAAACACCAATGTTCTATGCAATGGCTACCGGAGATATGCGTGTAGTGAATATGTTATATACCAATAATTCCCCTGTTCTAGGTGTGGATGCACTAGGGAATAATCTTATTCATTATTGCATTCAGAATTGTCCTAGTTATAAAGAAAATGACTCAACAGTGCCTAATACCAAGAGTGAAATAATCCAATGGTTAATTGAACATGGTGTTAGTACAGAACAAAAGAATAATGCTGGAATAACACCGCTAGAACTTACTAGCCGTCAGATTAATCGTGAAATTAATCGGGAATGCGCGATGGGTATTCAAGCGGAACAGGCAGATGTAGTTGAAAAATTCTTTGGTGGTGGTAGTAATATCAGAAATAAAAACAATCGTAGAACTGCACAGCAAGAGCACTTTTCTAATCCTTCTAGCGGTACTAGTGGTACTAGTGGTGCAAGCGAACAAGACTTATCCGAATATACTCCGGAACATCTATCTCTTCTAGATATTCAGACTAAACTATTTAATAATATAATTCGTAATAATCCTAGCAAATATGGAGGATATATCAATGTAACAGAAATTCCAAAGGGGGCACCAATTGAGGTGCTAGATACAGTTTGTGTGGGCGGTAGTGGTATTACCGGTAATGAAGATAGTGATGAATGCCTAGCTAAAGGAGGACAGATAGTTAAAATCAAGAATAAAACTACCAAAATAAAATTGGAACTAATTCCGGAAGAACAAAGTGTCACAGATACCGTATCACAACGTGAATTATATTATAACAAAGACCCAAAACGAATTCCAAAAAATACGGTTCCATCTATATTACAGGATTATAACTCTAGCGTGATGAAAGCCCCAATTAAATCAACACCACAACTAACTCCGCAAACTACAGTAGGAATGACTTATCCAATTGCAACTGGTTCTAATAATCTATTACAAACTCTAGAAGATAAAATAGGTTTATCTAGCACCGAAACTACACATCCACAAACTACTATGGCACTATCTAATAGCACATCTAGCCAAGCAACGGCACCTATGATAACTGCTAGTTTGCCAACAGATTTAAATACAACACCTAGTGCAACACATAGCACTACTACAGCAAAAGCAAACGCGCTATCTACTGATGAACACCCATCAATTTTAGATGAAAATAATGCAATCGTAAGCAAATGCCGGCGGGATGCAATGCGTAATTCAGAAAAAATGCAAAAAACAGCTACTACTATACAAAATACTACCAGTTCCGCTGAAATACCAACTACAACTATTACAGCACCCTTATCACAAGAAATTACAAAGGTAATATATGAATATCGTAGTTCATTTTATGGTTTGCTAGTTATTGTGCTTCTAGCAATATTGGGATTTATTGGTTACAAATGGTTTGTACCTGCTTCTAATTTATCTTTATCTGCATCTTCATCATAGGCATATCCTAAAAAAAATGATAAATATTTTAAAGATATCCTTAAACTGGGATTGAGAATCAAGACTGGTTAAAGCATAACCTAAAACCAGAATATCCTAGGAATACATATGCATATACTTAGTCTTATCTTCTTCATCGACTGAAGAATGTTTTTCCTTAATTTCCTTATAAATTCTAACAGCTTCTTGAATATCGGTTTTTTGTATCTTTTTCTTGGTAGCATCTAATTCAGCTTCGGTAGAAATGCATAGCAACCGCCTAGAATGTGCTTTCTTACAACACGCAAATAATGTTGCCATATCACCACCGAAATTAGGAAATATCTCCATATGTCCCTTGATAATCTCACCAACTTCTTCTAGACTAGAACTAAGAGACCATTTCTGGCCTTCTAGATATTTCTTGAAAATCTGTGCGAGTTCATCGTGGGTATAACCTTTTATTTCAAAATGATGAGTGAAACGTCGTGCTAGACCTTCATTTTGGGAAAAGAACTTTTCATATGTCGGTTTCTTATATCCTGCAACTACACATACTAAGTCATGAGCGTGTTCGGAAAGGTACATATTAATCATATCTATAGCTTCCCGGGCAAAATCCCGATCGCTGGTAGGGGCTAATGAATAAATTTCATCTAGCAAAAGAACCCCGCCCAGAGCTCGTTCTAGCACCCTACGAGTCTTGGGTGCAGTCTGACCGATATATTCACCTATTAAATCATCCCGTTTGGCGCATACTACTTTATCAGTTTTGAGAAAACCAAGACGATTATATATCTTTGCAATTATATGTGTGAGTTGTGTTTTACCAACACCTGGCGGACCGGTAATTACAGTGTGCAACATATCTACATTTTTATCATCTAGATTCTGCAAATAGTAAATAAGTTGGTCGAATATAATTTTCTTTACATCTGCCATTCCAACCAGGTCTTTTAGTTCCTCTAGAGGTGCAACAAGCTTATTTAGTTGCTTTAGATTGAGATTATAGCGCTTTCGCTTACGACTGTCATATGATTTACCTAGAGCAATCAAATCATCAATAGTTTTTATATTATCTCCAACCCATTCGTATTCTAGAGGGATATCATCTTCTTCTTCAGTATCAGTTTCTGTACCATCAACATTTGAATTTGAATTTGAACTTTCGCACGTTTTTTTATCAATATTATGCAATCTATTTAAAATTTGCTGAAAGAATAATAGACCGGGTTCATTTTGGTTTTCATTACACCCAGATGAATTACATCTTGATAAATTATGTTCTCCTTGCAAACTACTAGGGGGTGGATAATATCTTGGTAAATTATTTTGTTGATTATTTTGTTGATTATTATAAGATTTGTCATCTTTTTTAACTTTTTTATCTTTATCTTTACCTTTATTCGTGTTGTTTGTCTTTTCAGTGTCTTTTTTAGGTGAATTACCAATATTATTATCATTAACAGGATTTAAAAATACAAAATGCATTTTAGGTACATCTGTAAATAATGGATTAGGAACATTAGGGGCTATACCCGTATGGCTTTGCAAAGAAGGTGGAATAGGTGGTAATGAATTAGATGAATTAGGTGAATTATTTGAATTCTTTTGATTTAATAGATCAAGACATTTACCACAAATGTCTAAGTCACCAAAATCATCAGTAAATACAAAGTGAAAATTATTTATATTATCAAGTAATACACCACAATTATTACAATATAATTCAGGTTCATTGCTTTTTTTAGGTGTATTGTGCACGGGTTTTTTACTAGGTCTGGAATCTAATTTAGTACTCTTGTTTTTACGGTTATTACCATTATTTTTATTGGACATTTCAAAGTATAATTGGATTTAATATCTAATTGTATCTAGCCTAATTAAATATCTTTTATGTAATATTAATAATGTTTGAATAATTGAATAATTAAATCAATTTTTTATTTATCACCATTAAGAAAATGAATTTGATTGCAGCAGATTATAAATATTAATTTCTAATAACTTGAATATAAAAGATTTCATATGTGATAGATATTACTCTAGAATACCGGATATTCTATAGCCAATAAAAAATTGAAATTTATTAA